ATCTGTGTCGTACTGAAGAACTGTTGGCTTCTTGGTGTAGGTAATCATTACTGGACGGCCAGGGATAATGCCTTCACGGATAGATACTGTCTTACCAGAACCCCAGTAGATTGGGTTAGCCATACGGTCAACACGGTAGTGGCGGATTGGAAGCCATTCCTTAGAAGGGCCAATGGTCTGCCAGGAGGCACCTAGTACGTCAATTGCTTCGTTAGGAAGTACATAGGTTGTACGGGCTGCTTGCCAGTTGAAGATGGTGTAGAAGGTACCGAACAAATCTGGATAGACTCCATCAATGGCGAGGTTGATATTTCGGCGGATAACACTTCTCGGAAAGGAAGGCGAGATTGTTACACGAGTGCCAGCAGTGTGGGACTGTGCAGTTGTGTCACGAAATCCTCTGCCATATTGTGGGATGGTTGCCGTGTTGGTGCTACGGTCAAAGGAATCTACCCAGATAAGTTCATCGTCAATCTCCACCAAACCACGGGTGAGGACTGTTCCATCGGCTACGGTAAAACTTAAATCACCTGATGCCATTGGAGCAGTAAGGTATGTGGCCTGGTCCTGACGATTGGTATAGCCCGTAAGGGCTAGGTTAGTTTCATTGATTAGGTCTAGAAATGTACTCACGATAGAATCCTCGATGCTGCTTCAGCCTCGCCTAAACCAAAGGTTCCAGCAAGAAGGTTTAAGACACCAGGGGTATCTTCGTAATAGTTTTTGCCACCGTTGCGGTAGGCATAGATAAGGTTCAGGACATCAATGCCACGAGTTGCATTATGTGCACCAAGCACGACAGTGCCCCACCTTGTGGCTGCGCCATCAAAATCGTACTGAGGCACACCATTGATGATGGTGCCAGCAAGACGATTCAAATGGTATACAGTTGATAAACTTGTGGCCATTGTTATCCTTTCCTAAAAATTAATTATTTACCGAACTTAGTTCCGCCAACGCCTTCGTAAGAACCGTGAGGGTCCTTTGTAGGCTTGCCTGTCAACTTGTCTGATGCTTTGCCGACCATGTTGCTATTGCAACCGCATTCTGCGCACATGCTACTTTCCACCTTTCTTAGGCATTGCTACCTTCTTGAGATTTGGATTTGCCTTCTTTGCCGCTGGGCTTGCCTTGCGAGTTGATGAAGCGAGGATTGCTCCTGCCGACTCCATTGATACGCCTGACTTCTTAGCAATAGACTTCTGTGCTGCTGCGAAGCCCATGCCCTTCTTTGCTGCTGCCATTAGATGTCTCCTGTATGTTTCAATACCTCAGCGCTCGCTTTGGTAATCTTGTCCGCAGATGGCATAACATCTGCGTTATATGCTGCGCCCAGTTTGTCGCTGGCAGCCTTAGCCTCATTGATGGCTCTCATGGTGGTTCCTGCTGGCTGAATGCCTTCGGCTCTAGCCTTACGGTATGCTTCTAATTCACCATCCCAGCGCTTGGCTGTCATAGGTGCTTCTGCTCTACCTGCATCTCCTGAATTGATATGTAGGTTAGATGCTCTCAAGCATTCAATATAAGATTCGTGATTTTTTTCTAAACAACCTGTTCTACAATTTTCGCCTAGTGGCATCTTTGACTTCCTCAAAAAACTTTAGGTTACGTTGGATACGGTCATTTTCAGGACCGTTAGCCTTTACCGCTTCTTTAGTAAAGGTTATTGCTTCGTCAATGTGCTTGAGATTGTAAGCAGCGATTCCTGCAAGGTCGAAGGCTTTCCAGTCCCAGACTGCTGATTCGTAGCAATAATGGTTGGAGCGAGGAGACTCCAAAGCGTTGAGAGAAGCATCTAGGCACCGCTGCCATTCTTGCTTTCGGTATGCATCCATTGCAACACCGAACTGCGGCTCACCCTGCACGGGAAGAATATCCCTGCCTTTGTCATACCACATACGAGCAGTTTCTTCTTGGCCAAGTTGATGCGCTGCTTCTCCTGCCCATCGGCAAACTGCAGCACTTTCAACATCCCAGCCCTCGTTTTCTAACTTGCTCTCTGCTGCTTTGATAACATCTTCCCACCGTTGGTAGAAGAAGTATTCTCTGCACATATAGGTCCACATACGTGGGTCCTGGGGAAATTCTTTGACTGCCATCTCTAGCAGTTCCAAGTACTGACCACGAGATTTTGTGTTGTCTGGCAAATGCTCAATCATGGCATTGCGTAGGTCAATATCTTTTGGCTCTGTCTTGCCGTACCACACTTGCACTTCGTGGCAAGGGTACTTCCATGTCCAACCCCAGCGGGAATGAATCCTGTCTTTTTCCCACTTGTTGGTATCTGTCTTCATGGTAATCCATGCAGAGTCAGTTCCAGGTTTCCACTTCTTACGAACTTTGTCGAAGAAGCCAGGTTCGGGAACTTCATCCATATCAAGAATTAAACAGGCGTCAGCATCATCTGGCACTAAAGCCAGGGATGCATTACGAGCCATGTCAAACCTGAATGGTTGAACATGAATTTGATGGACAGTTACTCCCAGCGCTTTAAGCGCTTCTTGTGTTCCATCCGTACTACCAGTATCAGCAACGACACGATAATCAGCGCCTTCAGTTGCCTTAGCCCAACGTTCCGCATAAAGAATCTCATTCTTTGATATTGCATACACAGCAATCTTCATGGTATAAGTTTATCACATACCGCCGAGCATTAGTATGTCGTAAAGATTGGCTGAGCCTGTAGCACCCGTGCTACCTGTTGACCCTGTTGCTCCCGTATTTCCTGTAACGCCAGTCGGTCCTGTAGGGCCAGTAGCCCCTGTCGTTCCAGTCGCACCAGTGCTGCCAACAGAGCCTGTTGCCCCCGTGTTTCCAGTTGCCCCAGTCGGACCAGCAGCGCCTGTGTTGCCTTGCGCACCCGTATTTCCCGTTGCTCCTGTGTTTCCTGTGGCACCCGTTGCTCCTGTCGCTCCAGTATTTCCAGTTAGTCCAGTTGAGCCTGTGTTACCTATGGCTCCTGTGTTACCTGTATTTCCTGTTGTTCCAGTGTTGCCTGTGTTGCCTGTTGGTCCAGTCGGTCCAGTAGGACCAGTGTTGCCAGTAGAACCAGTGGCGCCAGTAGCGCCAGTATTGCCGTTAGCGCCATTTGCACCAGTTGCTCCTGTCGGTCCAAGTTGGGTGTACATAATCTGCTCAACGTGAAGATTTACACTAGGGGATGCAGGGCGAGTTGGTGATGTACCTGCCGATACAGCCAACAATTCCATATAAGTATTTTGTGATGACCAATAGAACTGAATGTAATCGCCAGCATTTACGGTTACTAAATCTTCAATGTTTGCAAGCACTTGGTTATTAACACCAGCAGTTGTAAAGACTGCTGTTGACTCGGTTACGGCTGTGCCATTAAGTGCATACCAGACGTTAACCTGATAGTTGCTTCCACCGCCTGTGGTAATGAACTGACCTAAAAGGTTTACTGAATAAATTCCAGCATAGGTAAAAGTTATCTGACTGCTTGAAACAATACTTACACCGCTTGAACCAACATTGGTGTTAATTGTAATAAGATTTGCGCTAGTAGCGCCAGCGTTGGTTTGGGTTGTAGTGTCGTAAAAGTTTCCGTAGTAGCCTAAAGCGCCACCTGCGCCTGTAGCACCCGTAGGACCAGTTGAACCAGTAACGCTAGGACCAGTGTTTCCAGTGACTCCTGTAGGCCCTGTAGGGCCAGGAACGGTGCTTGCAGCACCTGTGTTACCAGTGTTACCTGTATTGCCCGTAGCGCCTGTATTACCCGTTAATCCAGTAGGGCCTGTAGGGCCTGTTGCACCTGTGTTTCCGATAGCACCTGTCGGACCTGTGTTTCCTTGGGCGCCTGTTGCGCCTGTATTGCCCACCGCTCCAGTAGCACCAGTATTGCCAGTAGCGCCAGTGGAACCAGTGTTACCAATAGCACCTGTATTACCTGTAGCACCTGTCGCTCCTATCGCTCCTGTGGCACCAGTAGAACCAGTTACTCCAATTGCTCCTGTGGGTCCAGTAGACCCTGTGCTGCCAACAGCACCTGTTGGGCCAGTAGAACCTGTGGAGCCTGTCGTTCCAGCCCCTGTACTTCCTGTGTTACCTTGGCTTCCAGTAGGTCCAGTCGGGCCAGCGCTACCTGTAGAACCTGTTGCACCGCTTGGTCCAGTTGCTCCAATAGAGCCAGTGGCTCCTGTATTTCCTGCTGAACCTGCTGCTCCAGTTGAGCCTTGTCCGCCTGTACTTCCAGTGGCTCCAGTTGCACCTGTGTTACCTGCCAATCCTTGGTAGCCCTGAGGACCTTGTGGGCCGATAGGGCCTAATTCTACAATGTCAAGTTGGCTAACAGCAATGTCATAGACATTTGTAGTGATGGGAATTTCAACAATGGAAATTGTGTCAGGAGTAGTTGTCATTAGTGAGTCACACTCACATTCACGATGAAGACACCCTGAAGAATTTTATAGACAGTTCCGTCTGTATTGTTTGTAAGATTCAAGTCGTACTGATATGTGCCTGCTGGGAGAGCAGCAGTTTGGGTGGCAGACAAATAAAGGTTAATGCGGCCATCAGCGGCATCAATTGTTGCCCCACCTGCAGAAGTTGAAAGTTCAACAATCACAGCAGTGTCTGATGCGTAGCGCACCTGCATATCTGCTGAGTAATTTGTAAGGTTTACAGGTACTCCGCCAATCTTCCAGACTGGCTTGAGTTGGAAGGTTGTGCCCTGATAAACGGTGAGGTTGTATCTACCTGGATTCATGGCTCCCCTTAAACTGTCGTAATGTTTGCGCCGTAACCAGCGTTAATCAAAATTGTGCGTTCCACATCTGTGATGGGATATATATGGCCACCGAGGTAGTAGTAGTCAGCGGCTAAGACTTCATCTACTCCTGGGGTACGGACACGAGTTACTACTGTTCCATTGACAAGAAGCGTGTCCCCACGGGCAATACGGTAACGCCAGAACAGTCTTCCGAATCCGCCTGGAGTTTCATCAACTGTTGGTGGTGTGAATTGGTATCCCATGTTTCTCCTTGTTAAGGGTTAGCCCCCGCCCGAAAGCGGGGGACTAACGACTACTTCAATTACGCAGTGTGGATTGAAGAAGTTGACTCGATACGAACAAGTGATGGCTCACGGTAACGTGCCCATCCAAGTACGCCGTACCATCCGATTGGACGGAAACGCATCAACTTATCAACGACTGGTCCGAAGATAACATGTGGCTCTTCAGCAACTGCTTCTGCAAGTGCTTGCTTACCAGCAACGAGTGTACGGAATACACGTACGCCACCTGTAGCGTTAACATATGAAGAAGTACCAAAAGTACCTGATGCAGAACCTGCACCTGTACCGTCAGCGAAGTTAGCCATACGTGGAGACTCAACGAACATAGCACCTTCGTATGTTCCGATTGTTCCTGGCCAGAACTCAGCAGCACCTGTCTCTGAGTACTTGTGGTCATCACGCCATCCGCCAAGACCTGTCTCAGCACGGAGGTCATGTGAAACTTCTGGGTGGATACCAACCCAGTAGTACTCGCCCTGACGTGGGACAGCCTTGTTAGCGCGGAGTTTAGCAACTGCTAAACGAATGTCGCGTGACTTGATTGTGTCGGTGTTAAGGATTGACTTCTGGGTTGTACCGTTTGTGTATGTACCAGCAAAGGTAGATACAGCGTTACCGCCTACTTCAGCAATTGCGTTTGTTCCGCCGATAAGGGTCTGGAGTGCAACTGTGTCAAGAGAGTCAGCCATGTTGAACGCGATGATGTCAGCGATTGCTGGGTCAACATCTGAAAGTGAGAACAACTCCAACTTACGTGTAGCAAGAGAAGCGTTACCATATTCATTAAGTGTTACAGAAACCTGAGTTGTGTTTCCAAGTGCTACTGCATCTGGGTCAGTTGTTTCTGAGAGTGCTGTTGTTGCAGCAGCAAGGTCTGTGTAAATCTGGAAGACTACTGAAGAACCTGGCATTGCCTGCTGTACTGGCTTCTTGTCTGCGACATCGCGGACGAGAGGAACAGCACGAAGTGCGAATTCGACATAACGGTCATACGCGGTCTGTACTAGGTAGTTACCTAGTGACGAGCCAGAGGTAATGTCTGTATATGCATTTGACATGCGTCACCTTCTTTCTTTAAGGTTTGTGCGGATGGATTAGTTAGTTGCCTCTAAAGCGCTGGCTTGGTAGGCCTGTTAATGCATTAAGTTCATCAAGTGACTTAGCACCCGCAATCTTCGCAGCCAGGTCCTGGTCACGAGTTGGGGTTGTTGCATTTTGTGTAGCAGCGTTGATGCGCTGATACGACGCTACGTTTGCTTGCTGTTCTTGTGAGGCTTGAGCAGCCTGTTCCGCTGGCTTAACACCAAAAATATCTGCATTCTCGGCAAGCCAAGCATCAATCTGCTCTGGCGTTGATACGTCGCCTGGTACAAATTTGGCGACCTTATCTGGTACGCCTTTCTGTGCCAATACTTCCTTGACTGAGCGTGAGCGCAAGTCGGATTGGATAGCGGCCAATTGTTCCGCTAACTCCTTCTTTTCTTTCTCTGCTCGCTTCAATGCCTTGCGAAGATTCGCAGGACCATTTGCATCTTGAGTCTCTTCGATATCATCGAAGTCGTCATCTTCATATTGGTTTGCCATGTGGCACTCCCTTTTCGTTAGTTGTGACGCAGGCCGCAAAGTTTCCCAGGGGAAGGAAGTTTGGCTCCTGCTACCAGTCAGTGGTACGCACAACGGATGCTGGTCAGTCCGTGTGGAATCTAGTTATTACGAAATGCCTTCTTCACTACCCATGAGGCTTCCCTTGCTTACGCCAGAGGAGCCGCCAAATGGGTTTGCTGCTGCGGCCTTGAGGCGGTCAAGTTCTTGTTGAGACTGAACTGCGCCAGTGGTGCCAAAGGTTGCTGCCTGAAGAGCGCTGCCTACTGAACCAGCCTGTAGATATGCTGGGTTGGCTGAGGCTACAGACTGAAGTGCAGCCTGTTGCTGA